GATTAGGAACTGCTGCCATACTCACATCAACAACAAGTCAATATGATCCTACGCCGGGACGAGCACTAAGAGTCGGTGATTGGGGGATGGGGGCTGAAGGTTCTCGTGTATCTGATATGGTTGCTCCTCTTAATAATGGTTTTTTTCGAACAGATGACACTTTAACAAATGATACTGGTAATAGTATTGGTCCTTATGGTTTCTTTTTACACTGTACCCGACGCTCAATGGGTGTATATACAGATGGAAGCCATTCATTTCAGCTTGGGAAAGCAGCGTCATATTCTGTACTGAAATATCGATTTAATAATAGTGGTACTTGGTCTAATTGGTTTAATTTATTAACTGCACAAAATACTACAACTGATGGAAATGGTTTTATTAAAGCAGCATCACCTATTGTCAAGTTGTTTAATGATCATATTGAACTCAATGACGAAGCTGAAAGGCAACCAATCACTTTCGATAAGTTGGGTACTGGTGATTACTTAGTGAAAGGCTCATTAGGTTTTGCTCAGGAAGGTTGGTATATCGAAGTCCCTAAAGATGCCAACGGCAACACAATCGTCGCAGTAGTGTATGACACCCTAGAAAATGGTGACATCTCAATTAAAACTTACAAGCGTAAGTTTGATTTTGAACTTGCTGCTGTTGTGGCAGATCACGAGAACCCAATGGACATTCCAGAAGGCCGCTGGATTGATATTCGTCTGCATGAAGAGCTTGTTGTAGAGGAGACACTACCAGATGACACTGAATAGTGATTTCCAGAAACTTTATGTAGATGGGTTAATCACCCTATATGAATTAGATGCCAGCGCTTTAGGAGCTGGCATTTTGCGTTTCCATGGGCATATTTCTTATGAAGATTGGGAAAAGATTTATGTCTCAGCTGACTTAACAAGTTGGAAGGCTGATACAGCAACAATCAAGGCTGATAAAGTTTTTAATATCGGCGATCAGAAAGTATGGATGCGAAATATTATCTGGCAAGGTCAAGTTTTTGAGCCAATGGCTTTGGAAGTATCTGGGCTTGAAATGCGTTCAGATGGTAAAGCTTCAGCACCAACTTTAAGCATGGCCAACAATATCAACGGCATTCAAAATGCTGTGTCTGCTTACTGTTTGCAGTTTAAAGACTTTGCTGGCGCAAAACTTAAAGTCATTACCACACTTGCTAAATACATTGATGCTGAAAATTTCACTTCAGGTAACCCAACTGCATCGAATGAATCAAAAGAGCAAATCTGGTATATCGAGCAAAAGACATCTGAAAATGCACAACAAGTGACTTTCGAGCTGTCCAATCCAATCGATTTTGAGGGTTTGAAAATCCCAGTTCGCCAAATAACTTCACTTTGTCATTGGTGCATGGTCGGGAAGTACCGGGGCGAGGAATGTGGTTACACAGGTGTAGCAATGTTCACTGATAAAGGTGAGCCAACAGATGATCCATCTCAGGACAAATGTGGGGGAAGGTTAAGAGATTGTCGTTTACACCATGGTGAAAATAAGCCATTGCCGTTCGGCGGTTTTCCAGCTTCAAGTTTATTGTGAGGTCTTATGAATATTTTTTCAGGAATATTTTATGGGATGGTGGGGGCGCTAATCATTCATTTTTTAAGCTATGCGGTTCACTTTGTCATTCTAAGATTAAGAAAGATTAAAGAGAAAAAAGCTCATTTAATTAAATTTAGCTGCCCTTGTGGTGGGCTTTTTGAACCAACAGGTCAAGTATATCTTACTTATCCAACTCAAAAGCAGCGGAAGTGTACAAAATGTGGAAACTGCAAGGGGTTTTTCTAAATGAAGCTTACAGCAAAACTTAAAAAAGCAATCATGGCCCATGCGGATGAATGCTATCCACACGAGTGCTGCGGTGTGATAGTTGGTAAAGAATATATTCATTGTCGCAATATTTCTAAAAACTCTGATCAATTCGAAATCCATCCAGAAGATTTAGCTATAGCAGAAGACCAGGGCGAGATATTAGCTTATGTACATTCCCATCCAGATGGTACTACACGAGCCTCAGAACTAGACTTAATTCAAATTGAGTTACATCAAAAGCCGTGGGTCATTTGCTCCTATCCAGATCTGGATTTTCAAGTTTATGAACCTTGTGGTTATCGCGCCCCCTTAGTGGGGCGTAATTATATTCATCATTATCAGGACTGTTATGCACTAGTCCGTGACTTTTATGATCGTGAGCTAGGTATTAAGTTGCCAGACTTTGAAAGAAAAGATGGCTGGTGGGAGGACAAAGATCATCCTTCTCTTTACCTTGAAAATTATGAAAAAGCGGGCTTCTATGAAGTTGATACACCGCAGTATGGCGATATGTTGGTTTGTCGGGTTGGACGTACCGAGCATCCTAATCATGCGGTAGTCTGGCTAGGAGATAATGGAGTTTTAAAATCTGAACAAACTGAAACTTGTATCGGATCTACTCTAATTTTACATCATCCATATAACCGAAAGTCAGTACGTGAAATTTATGGCCAACAGTGGAAAGATCGAACGGTAAAAATCTTGAGGCATAGAGATGTTAAAAACAATTAAGCTGTACGGCATCTTGGGGCAAAAGTTCGGTCGTGAATTTAAGCTCGATGTCGCAAATACGCGTGAAGCCATGCGTGCTTTATCAGTTCAAATCGCTGGCTTTGAGCATTTTATGTTGCATGCACATGAGCAGGGCCTACGCTTTGCCGTATTTTTAAAAAGTAAGAACTCAAGTAATAAGCGAGGCAAGAAACGCCCAGCAATTTACGATCATGAAACTAAGCGCCTAATCACTGGTGACAATATCGGTGAAGAACAGCTTGATATGAATACTGAAGCTGAGGTTATTCATATTGTTCCACGTGTAGTTGGTGCAGGCGGTAATGGAATATTACAGACTGTATTGGGTGCTGTTATGGTCGTCGTAGGCGTTTTGATGACGGTAGGCACATTAGGCGGTGGAGCACCACTCGGTGCTGCATTGATTGGTTCAGGTATTGGAATGATGCTTGGTGGTGTGGCTATGATGCTTATGCCGAAGGTTGATACTACTCAAGACCAAAACCAAGATGGAAACAGAGCGAATAAAGGCTTTGGCGGTGCAGTTACCACAGTTGCACAAGGTAATCCTGTTCCAATTCTTTATGGTCAACGGGAAATCGGCGGCTTCATTGTGAGCGCAGGTCAATATCCTGAAGATCAGATGTAATTTTTAATTATTTAACAGGCGCTTTCTAGCGCCTTTTTTATTGCGTGAGATTTCTTATGAATGCAGTAGTAGGCGCAAAAAAAGGCAGTAAAAAACAACGGCAACCTGTCATTTCACCAGATTCTGCTCAATCGAAAACCTTTATCAAGGTTCTATATGGTTTAGCTGAAGGCGAGATTGAAGGTTTAGCTAATGGGCTTCAGTCAATTTATTTAGAAGAAACTCCACTTCAGAATGCAGATGGAAGCCTTAACTTTGAAAATGTAAAAGTTGATTTTAGAAATGGTACTAATGATCAGGAATACATTGAGGGTTTTCCTGCTGTTGAAAATGAGACAGCAATAGATGTTGAGTTGAAATCAGGCACGCCTTGGGTAAAAGCATTTAATAATCTAGATCTGGATGCCGTCCGTGTACGTTTCAAATGGGGTCCTTTGCGTACTCAAGACGCAACAAATGGGGATGTGAGCGGATTAACAATTGAGTATGCGATTGATTTGCAGACTGATGGCAATAGTTGGAGTGAAGTATTAAGAGCTAAAATTTCAGATAAGACTTCGGCAAATTATGAGCGTGCTCACCGTATTGACCTGCCAAAGGCTGATAGTGGCTGGTTATTGCGAGTTCGACGTATTACCCCTAACTCATCTTCTGAATATATCAGCGACAAGATGTATGTATCTGCGGTAACAGAGGTAATTGATGCAAAATTACGTTATCCAAATACTGCTTTACTTGGTCTTCAATATGATGCCGAGACTTTTGGAAACGTAGCAAAAGTTGCTATGGATACAAAGGGTAGGCTCCTAAAAGTTCCTACTAATTACAATCCAGCAACACGGCAATATGTTGGAATGTGGGACGGCACTTTCAAAGAGGCTTATTCCAATAACCCGGCATGGATCTATTACGATATATGCACCGTAGACCGTTATGCTTTGGGTGACCGATTAACCCCGCTAATGGTTGATAAGTGGTCCTTATATCGTTTAGCACAATACTGTGACCAAATGGTGCCGGATGGTCTAGGGGGGCAGGAACCACGCTTTACTTGTAACGTTTATCTTCAGAGCGCAGAAGGTGCATTTGAGATTTTAACTAAGTTAGCTGGTGTGTTTCGTGCGATAACGTTTTGGGATGGTAATAGCATTATTTGCGATGCGGATATTCCCCAAGATACATATTTCACTTATACACGTGCCAATGTCATTGATGGCAATTTTGAATACTCAGGAACCCGTGCGCGTGATCGCCATAATGTTGTAAAAATTGCGTGGGATAACCCAGCTAATCACTACAAAACCGAATATGAGTTTGTTCGTGATGAGAAAGCAATTGCTGAAGCGGGCCAAGTTCGTATTTTGGAAATTGATGCTTGGGGATGCACTTCGCGCGGACAAGCGCAGAGAGCAGGTCACTGGGCTTTAAAGTCAGAGCAACTTGAAACACGCACAGTGTCTTTCAAAGTTGGTCTAGATGGACACATTCCTTTGCCGGGGAAAGTAATTGAAGTTGCTGATCCTCTATTTGCAGGTCGTGCAAATGGTGGTCGTGTATCTGCTATTTCGGCAGATCGTAAAAGTATTACTTTGGACCGAGATAATGTGGTTGCAAAAGCTGGCGACCGACTCGTAATTAATGG